GTTGCACTAGAGCAATGTATGGTATTACAACAACAAGTAATAGAATTAAGAGCTTTATATTTACAAGCAAAGGAAGAATTAGATAGATTAAAAAGCGAAGGAATTGAACTAAGCGAATAGAAGGTGATATTATGGCAAGTCAAGTGATACCTTTTAGAAAAATAAAAAAAATAGATATAATTAATGTAAAAGGCGGTATAACTGCAAGTGATGTTATGAAAAAATACAAACCTGATATATTAATTAACTTAGCTTTATATGATGTAAACTCAGGAACAAATATAACTTATTTAGAAGATGAAAATATTTCTAGTGGGTATTTATTTTCAAATAATGGAATTGGAATAAAAAATGATAAAGAATTAGTATGGACTACTTTTGATAATTCTAAATCTAGTAAAGATATTAGAGACTATGTATCAGGTAGTCCTGTTTTGGTTTCAAATGGTAAAGTTGATATAGACTGGGGAAATAAATACTCATCATATGTTAATGGAACTCACAAAAGAAGTGCAATAGGATTTAATGATAATAGTTTAATTCTTATATGCACTGATAATGAAGTTAAATTAAATTCACTAGCAAATACTTGTGTAAATAACTTTGGTGCAAAGTTTATGATTAACTGTGATGGTGGAGGTAGTTGCCATTTACAAGTAGGAACAAAAATATATGTTAAAAGCACAAGAAAAAATGCCAGTTGGTTGCTAGTATATCTAAGAGGTGAAAATGATATGGTAGTCAAAGTAGACGGAAAAGAATATGATTTTGATGCTGTAACTAAAGATGGATACACTTATGTAAAGTTAAGGGACTTTGAACAAGCAGGTTATTTGATAGGATATGAAAATAATATGCCTTCAATAGATAAGCCAAAATAGGGGGTGTGCTTTTGCTTAAAATAGATAATAAAAGAAGAATACAGATAGTAAAAGGTGATACAGCTATATTTGACATAACTGTAAATAATTATGAATTTGTAGAAGGTGATAAAATCTATTTTACAGTTAAAACAAGTGTAGGTGATACAGAAAGTATCATACAAAAAGTTGTCTCTGTTTTTGATGAAAATAAAGCTAAGGTAATTTTTTGTAAAGAAGACACAAATGTAGATGTGGGTGTATATCTATATGATGTACAATGCTCACTTACAAATGGAGTTGTTGATACTATTATTCCTCCTACTAGATTTGAAGTGTTAGGGGGAGTAACACATGATTAGACAGAAGTTGAGGTCATACAGTAACTCTATGAATAGTTTAGAATGTGATATTTCTGTAGGTAGAGGAGAAAAAGGTGAAGCCTTTACATTTGATGACTTTACTCAGGAGCAATTAGAACTACTAAGAGGAGAAAAAGGTGACAAAGGTCAACCATTTACTTATGACGATTTTACCCAAGACCAGTTAGAATCACTAAAAGGTGAAAAAGGTGATAAAGGTGAAAAGGGAGATACTGGTACACAAGGGGAAAAAGGTGATAAAGGAGATGCCTTTACTTACAATGACTTTACCCCTGAACAACTTGAGTTGCTAAAAGGTGAAAAAGGTGAAGCAGGAGATAAGGGACAAGATGGCAAGAATATTGAACTTAATAAATCAGATTCTCATATCCAATATAAGCATACTGGTGAAGAAGAGTGGATAGATTTAGTTCCATTAGATGATTTAAAAGTTAAGGATGAAGTTATAGATACTCTTTTATCTCAAATTCAACAGCTTACAGATAGAATTACTGCACTTGAAGAAAATGGGGTTAAACCACCTGAAGATAAACAAGCTCCTACCTTTATAGGGTTAATTTCTCCATTTAAGGATATAAGTGATATCACATATACAGATTTAGATGTAGATACAGTTCAAAAAAATATTGTATCTAAACCACAGTCTGTATATGCTCATAGTTCAGGAACTCAATTTAACAGGTCTTGTATTATAGCCATACCTAAATCATTTGGTACTATAACAGGAGTTGTTGATGGAGCAGATATAAGTATAACTGGCTCTTATCATTGGAGTGAAGTAAATCTTGAAGTGCCTAATATCGGAACAGTTGAATATATAATAGGTGGAAATAAAAAAGCTCAGGCTTATAATAATTCTTCTGTTGTTAAATGGAGTTTAGTATAAATAATTGTAAAGGGGTGAATTTATCTTGAAAGATTTTATAATGGAAATAGATAACTCTTATCCTATTCCTTCCCAAGTTTCCATAATGTCAGGCAATGAGCCTATAGATATGCGACAAACTTGTGATACTGTTGATGATTTTGAAAAATTTAAAACTGATACAGGTATGGAGTTAAGATATGGGGGTCTTATAACTTATGAAAAAAGTACTAAGTTATTTAAAGGCTGTATAGAAAATGAAGATGGAACTTTTTCTTGGACTGACCTTAATATTGAAGGAGAGAAAACAATAGTTGAACAAATAATTGAAACAAAAATAGTAGAAATGAAAGATACTGTTAATCAATTACAAGAAAAAGTTTCTTCTGTTATGCTTGAATTTGAAGAAAGCATGAGATTAATGAGTTTAGATTTTAATCAATAAGACAAAAAAAACCAAGTTGTGTTAAGTCAATTAGCATTAACTTGGTTTTTATTTATAAATAATAAAAAATATATATTAAGAAAGGTGATTTTAAAATGTCAACAAAAAATGCAAAGTACAGAGTAAAAAATGCAATGGGTGAGTATGAAGTAGTTCACCTAGAAACTAATGTGGATCAAGTTGTAGAAAATGAACACAAGCAATTCGTATCTGCTGATAAGAAAGCTCAATATGATGAAAATACTATCTTTAACACAGATATGCTAACTGTTAATGCTTTAGGTGGTATAAAGGCAGGGGAAAACTTAGACAATATGCCTGTTCAACAACTTTTAACTAAGTTATTATACCCATATGTAGCTCCAACTATAAGTGCTACTGCTTCTCCAAACGGTGGTACTTTTGAAAAAGGTAATGGTCAAAACGTTACTAGCATAAAAGCTGTTGTTACAAAGAAATCTGAAAAGATAACTAAAGTTGAAGTATTTGATGGATCAGTTTCTTTAGGTGTACAAACAGAAGGAGTTGAAAATGGTGGAACATTTACTTTCCCTGTAAATGTAGCTGTTTCTTCTAATAAAGGTTTCCAAGCTAAAGTAACTGATGCTATTGGTAAAGTTTACTCAGCTAACACAGGAAGCTTCAACTTTGTTTACCCTTATTACATGGGAATATGTGCTGAAGATGCTGTAATAGATGCAGAATTAGTAAAAGGTCTTACTAAGAAAGTAGAAGCAAAAGGTAATAAATCTAATGCTTTTACTTGCGATTATCAAAGAATGGTATTTGCTTATCCAAAAGCTCATGGTAAGTTAAAGTCTATAATAGACCCAAATAATTTTGATGTTACAGGAACATTTGGTGTACAAGAAGTAACTATAACAGGATTAGATGGTACTGCTCAAGCATACTATGTATATGTAAATAGTGCATCAACTGTATCTAACTTCACTATGAAATTTAACTATTAATCATAATAATTTAACAATAATTCCCCTTACTAAAAATAAAGTAAGGGGATAATTTTAAAATATTAACTATTCAAAAGGGGGACTATTAATATGTCAAAAATGAAATCAATAAGAGAAATAGAAATGGAAAGAGCAACTGAGCCTAATTTTGGAAAAGGTATAACTGTTGCTTCAGGATTTGACTTAGGAGCTAAAGCACCACTTGATTCTAGGCTTACTGTAAAAACGATAGAGGAAAGAGATGCTCATGTAACTGGAAACAGAAGTTATGAGGGGATGCTAGTTTTTGTAGAAGCTGACAAGAAAACTTATCAATTAATAGATGGAGCTTGGGAAGAATTTGGATTCAATGAAGAGAAATTCCAAGCAGGTGTTAAAGATATAGTTGATAAAAACGTTGAGCAAGATGAAAGATTAACTACTTTAGAAGGTTTAGTTGTAGGTGGCGAAGGAGAAGGTTTAAGTGCTGTAATAGAAGATGTTGCTAAAAACAAAGCTAATATATCTGAATTACAAACTGGATTAGCAGGAGAAATATCTGCTAGAGAATCTGCTGATACTTTAATAAATGCAGAAATATCTAAAAATAAAGCTAATATAACTAACTTACAAGAAGGATTAGCTCAAGAAATATTAGACAGAGAAACTGCTGAAGCTTCAATAAGAGAAGAATTAGGTGAAAAAGCTGACCAAGTTGATTTACAAGCTGAGATAACTAGAGCAACTGGTGTTGAACAAGGATTAAACACTAGATTAACTGCTGTTGAAGGTAAAGTGGATGAAAATGAAGCTAAGATAGAAGCTAACACTCAAGCTATAGCTGAGGAAGTTGCTAATAGAAAAACAGAAATAGCTAGAGTTGAAGGATTAGTTTCTGCTGAAAGACAAAGAGCTGAAGGTGTTGAACAAGGTCTTCAAACTGCTATAGAAGGAAAAGTTTCTAAAGAAGACTTTAATGCTGAACAAAGTAGAGTAAATGTTGAATTAGGTAAGAAAGCTACTAAAGAAGAATTTGTAGCAGAACAAGAAAAAGTGGAAGGACAATTTGAACAAGTTCAATCTACTCTTGAAGGTCATAGTGGATTAATAGATACAGTTACTGCTTTAGCTCAAGAAAACAAAGAAAATAAAGCTGATAAAACTCAAGTTGCTACAGATATAGCTACTGGTGTTGCTCAAGCTAAAGGTTATGCTGATGAAAAATTAGTTGAAGCAAAAACTTATGCAGATGCTAAATTAGTAGAAGGGAAAGAATACACTGATGAAGAAATAGTTAAAGTTAATGCTACTATAACTGATTTAGATTCAGCTTATAAATTAGCTGATGCTCAAATACTAGCAGATGCTAAAGCTCATGCTAACAAGGCTGTTGCTGACTTAGTGGACAACGCTCCTGAAACAATGGATACTTTAAAAGAATTAGCAGATGCTATCACAAACCACGAAGATGCATATGGTTCTTTATTAGAAACAGTTGGTAAGAAAGCTAACAGTTCAGATGTTTACACTAAAGATGAAGTAGAAGTAATAAAATCAGGATTAGAAACTGCTGTAGCAAAAGTTGAATCTGATTACAAATCTGCTGATTTAGCTTTAGATGGAAGATTAACTGCTGTTGAAGGTATAACAAGTGGTGTAGGTGCAATACGTTCTGAACTAGATAAAGCTAAGGAAGATATAGTTGCTAACACTAATGAAATAGAAGGATGTAAGCAATCTATAGAAGTTAATGCTACTGCAATAGCAAAAGAAGTTCAAGATAGAGCTAAAGCTGACTTAGAACTTGATGGGAAAATAACTGCTGAAAGAGAAAGAGCAGAAGGTGTTGAAGCTAACTTAGATGGAAGATTAGCTACAGTAGAATCTGACTTAGGAAAAGCTAAGGGAGATATAGTTGCTAATGCTAATGCAATATCTCAAGAAACTGCTAACAGAGAAGAAGCTATAAACACAATAAATGCAAAAATAGATAACATGATGCCTGTGGCTGGATCAGTTCAACCTGTTGACAGATTAGAAGGTCATATATGGATAGAAATACTTTAATAAGTAATGATTAACATTAAAATGGAGTTAATATAATTTAACTCCATTTTTTATTAAGTATATAGTTTTTATTAAGTATATACTTAATAGGAATTATATACTTAATAAAAATGTTTTTTAATTAAAATCTAAGATAGGAGGTTGTTATGGCTATATTGAATGGTAAATATAGAGTTAAAAATTCTAAAAATGATTATGATATAGTGTACTTAGAAACAGGTGCAAATCAAGTTAAGTTTAATGATGGAAAAACATTTCAAGAAAAATTAGAAGATGGAACTTTAAAAGGAGATAAAGGTGACAAGGGTGATACTGGTATAACTCCAACTATAAAAGCAGGTAGTGTAACAACAGGAAGTTCAGGATCAAGTGCAACAGTAACCGCAAGTACAGTAGGAACTACAACTACATTTAATTTTGTAATTCCACAAGGTATTAAAGGAGATACTGGTGCAAAAGGAGATAAAGGAGACCAAGGTATACAAGGTGTTAAAGGAGATAAGGGTGATAAGGGAGAAGATGGTTTAACTACTTCTATTACTGTTGGCTCAACAAAGTATACACACTCTAATGGTAATATAACTATTCCTGCTTATCCTACATTATCTTCTTTAGGAGCTTCTGCATCTTCTCATACTCACAGTCAATATGAAAATCAAAATGCATTTTCTAGTGTGAAAGTTGGTTCAACAACAGTGACTGCTGATAGTCCTACAGATACTATAGAATTAAAAGCAGGTTCAAATATAACTTTAACTCCTGATAGTACAAATGATGCTATAACAATAGCTGTTAATGGTATGACTGTTACAAGTTCTGAAAAATCTGATTGGAATGCTAAGGAAACTACATCAGGTTCTCAAGCTAAGGCAGACAAAGCTAAGTCAGATGCAATATCTTCTGCTAAATCTTATACAGATGAAAAGGTTGCACAATTTATTGATTCTGCTCCTGAGACATTAGATACACTAAATGAACTTGCTAAGGCTCTTGGCAATGACCCTAATTTTGCTACTACAGTAGCAACTCAAATAGGTACTAAAGCAGATACTTCTTATGTAAATACTGAATTAGATAAAAAAGCAAATGCTTCACATGGAACTCATGTAACTTACTCAACAACTGCTCCTTTATCTAATGGAACAGCATCTGTAGGTACATCAGGAAGTGTTTCTAGAGGAGACCATGTTCATCCACTTCAAACAACGGTATCAGGAAATGCAGGTACAGCTACTACATTACAAACTGCAAGAACTATTAATGGAACAAGTTTCAACGGTAGTGCTAACATTACTACTGCAAACTGGGGAACTGCTAGAAATATAACAATAGGAAATGCAACAAAATCTGTAAATGGTTCAGGAAATGTTTCTTGGACATTGGCTGAAATAGGAGCTTCATCTACATCAGTGGCTACTACTTCTGCAAATGGTTTAATGTCCGCACAGGATAAAACTAAGTTAGATTCAATAGCTACAAATTCTCAATTTAAAATAACAGTTGCATCAAGCTCTTGGACTACTGACGGTTCACTTTACAGTACAACAATCAAACACAACTTAAATAAAGAGGTTCTTTATGTAAGTGCTTATGATTCAAGTTCAAAGAAGAGTATATTTGTTTCTTATACAATAACAGATAACAACTCTTTAAAAGTTACAGTTGAAAGTGCTATAAATGCGGTTATAACTATTGTTGTTGAAGGTGGATTGGTAAATCTTGCAGGAGGAGGAATAAGTGACTCTACTGTTTCTGCTACTAGCACTTGGTCAAGTACAAAAATAGAAAGTGCAATGAGTGGACTTGTTAAAGACGGTACAACTAGCCAAAAAGGTATCGTACAATTATCTTCGGCAATTAATAGTACAAGTACAACATTAGGTGCAACTGCAAGTGCTGTAAAACTTGCTTATGATTTAGCTAATACAGCTAACAATTTAGCTAATACAGTTAATAATTCAACTAATAATCAACGTACAATAACAATGTCTACTGCTGACCCTTCAGGAGGTAAGGACGGAGATATATGGTTTAAATATGAATAAAGAGGTGAAATATGAGCATAAGTGCAACATTTACAAATAATCCTATATATAACTTTGACTATACTGGCACACAGCAAGAGTTTATTGCTCCTTATAATGGAACATATCAATTAGAGGTATGGGGTGCTGAAGGTGGTAACAGAAGTGGTACTGCTTCAGGTGGAAAAGGAGGATATTCTTGTGGTCAAATTAATCTTAAAAAAGGAGATATTCTTTATATCTATGTAGGTGGAAATGGTAATGACGGTAAAGGTTATAATGGAGGAGGTCAGGTTGGCTCTACTGCTGTATATGGCGGTGGTGGCACTGACATAAGAAAAGACGGTACTGAATTAGCCAACCGTATAATCGTAGCAGGGGGAGGAGGCTCTGTTGGAGCTTCATATAATGCAGGTGCTTACGGTGGAGGTACTACAGGTGGTTCTGCTTCTGATGGATATGGTACTGGTGGTGGCGGTGCAACTCAGACCGCAGGTGGGTCAGGTTATTCAGTTTATCCAGCTTCCATAGGTTCTCTTGGAAAAGGTGGAAATGGTTATTATGCTTCATCTGGTTACGGAGGAGCAGGAGGAGGGGGCTACTACGGTGGTGGTGGTGTCTATCCTGATTCATCAGTAGATGATGATAGAGGTGGAGGAGGAGGTTCAGGGTATATTAATACTTCTGTACTTTCGGTTGCTTCAACTAAAGCTGGTAATACATCTATCCCAACTACAGGTACAAATCTAACTGGCTCAACAATAGGAAGGTCAGGTCATGGTAGTTGTAGAATAATATTAGTAACAAAGGAAACAACTCCTGTATATATAAATGTAAATGGAACATGGAAAGAAGCTGTTACATATATAAATGTAAATGGAACATGGAAAGAAACAACTCCACAAATAAATGTAAATGAAACATGGAAAAATTTATAAAATTTTAATGTAATTACGATATTTATTTAGCAATATTAATATATTGCTAAATAAATATTAAATAAATATTAGCACTAGGAGGGATATAAATTGTTATCTGAAACTATGATGACTAAATTAAAAAATGTTCCCAGTAATCTTAATTCTAAAATAACAGAATTAAATAACAAATTAGCAACTTTAGAAAGCAAAGCAAAATCTATTTCCCATACAGAAGAGGAGGTAATTAATAATGCTAGGGTCTACGATTCAAGAAAAAGTTAAGAATTTGCCTACTAATACAAACAGCACTATAAGTAGTATGGAAACAAGAATAAACACTATATCCACAGATGTTGATAATGGCAAAAACGCAATAGCTTCTGCTATCACTTCAAAGGGAACAAGTGCTAGTGGTTCAGAAACTTTTGACGAATTAGCTACTAAAATAAGAAACATGCAAAGTGGTGCTGTTTTTTCGTAAAAATAAAGTAAATATAGAAAGGGTGTTTGTATATGGCAACAATAGATTATAATGCTCAAAATTTTATAGATATGAAGCAACGTATAAAAAATGAAGTTAATAGAAGACAGTATACAGGCTCGATAACTTCATATGGAACAGCAACTTATGACTATACAGTAACTCCTGTTAAAGGGAATAAAGTTCTTGTTGAACATTATAATAAAATAGCTACTCCATTAAGAGCTATTAATCCTGATGGAATAATTGAATCAGCAAAAGTAGGTGATGATGTAAGTACTGTTACTACACCAACAGAATTAGATGCAAGAATAACTTTATATGCTTCTAAATCACTTACAGCTTCATCTTCTAATACAGGTTGTGCTACAAGTTGCACAGGACTGTGTTCAACTGCTTGTACAGGAACTTGCTCAGGCGGATGTAGTGGGAGCTGTACTGGAACTTGTAGTGGAACTTGTTCAGGAGGATGTACTGGATGTAGTGGATGTGGAGGTTCTTGTTCATATAATTGTTCAGGAACTTGCTCAGGAAGTTGTTCAGATGCATGTACTGGGTGCAGTGGGTGTAGTGGAACTTGTTCAGGAACATGTACAGGATGTTCAGGTGGGTGTACTGGTCAATGTACTGGTGGATGTGGAGGTTCTTGTTCAGGAGCTTGTTGGGGTTCTTGTGGCGGAGCTTGTGCAAATGGATGTTCAACAGGATGTGGTAACTCTTGTTCAGGAGCTTGTTGGGGTTCAGGTGGAAAAGGAGTTACACAATTTAAAGTAAAATAAGGGGGTATAATATGAAAGATGATTTTAATAGATATTTAAAATCTGCAAATCACAGAGTTGATATTGTAAGATATCTTCGAGGTGGAGAAAAAGATGAAACAGTGTTAAGAGAAATATTAGAAAATTTAAAAGCTTCGTCTATAACTGAGTATGAAGTTCATACATTTATAACTGAGTTAATAACAGTTCATTTAGAAGATGTTAATGTAGATACACTTTATATGTTCTTTAGAATATTAAATGAAGTATTTGGATATGAACTAGATGCTGATAAATATGTTTATATGTCTATGTTATATATAGAATATCCTAAAATACCTAAGAAATTAAGTAAGAGTGATATAGATTCATTGTCAGATATTTTTAATGATGGTGATTTTATAAATTCTTGTAAACCAAGATTATTAATGTCTTTTTCTTCTCTTTATTTAGAAATTCTTCTAAATAGTGGAAAAGATTATGAAGAAATGGCAAAGATAAGTGCAATTTTAAGAAATGCTCATACAGTTATGATGAATGAAGAAAAAAAATTAGTTAAAGAACTATCAGAAAATTTACAAAAGTAAAAAAATGTGAGAGGTTGAAAATGAAAAATAAAATATATATAAAAATAGATGAAATCACTTGTGGATATATTCAATATCTTAATCACAGGGTTAATGGATATAAAGAAGTATTAACAGAGGTTATATCTAATAAAAGATTTGGTTTAAAAATAGATGAAAAACTATTTGAAATGTACAATGACCTTTATGTAAAGTATTATACTGAATTTCAGACAACAAAGGATGTTTTAATAGAGGAATTATTCCCTGTTAAAAACAGAAAAAAAGATACTATGTATATGTATACTATAGATTATATAAGCAATGAGCTAATAATAGAGGAAGTGAGGGATTTACATGAGACTAAAAGGTAAAACTACTTCATTTCAAGACTCTATATTTGCTATAGAAGTTGCAAAAAATATTTTCTTAGGTGAAAAAGCAGATGATAGAACAGTAAGAGTAGTTACATTTCAATTAACAGAAAGATGTAACTTAGCTTGTACTTACTGTTATCAAATTGCAAAGACACCTAAAGTAATGGATTTTGAAACAGCAAAAAGATTTATAGATATGTTAGTTAAAGATAGTTATGACAAAGATTCTGTTGTATCTATCTTTAATACTAATGGTTTAATAATTGAATTTATAGGCGGAGAGCCACTTTTAGAAATTGAGTTAATGGATAAAATAACAGATTATTTTAGAAAAGTTTTAATAGAAAAAAATCATCCTTGGCTTATCAATTTTAGAATAAGTATGATTTCTAACGGAGTTCTTTATTTTAAACCTGAGCTCCAAAATTACATCAAGAAAAATAGGTCTATATTGAGCTTTTCAATATCATTAGACGGTTGTAAAGAGTTACATGACAAATGTAGAATTTTCCATAACGGAGAAGGTTCTTATGATATAGTAGAAGAAGCATGTTTACACTATATGAATAACTATGACCATGAAATGACTACAAAGATGACATTTGCTCCTGAGAATGTTGATTATGCATATGATGCAATAGTAAATCTTATTAATTTAGGGTATAAGACGATATATTGTAACCCAGTATATGAGAATGTATGGAGTGATGAACACCCAAAAGTATATTATAACAATTTAAAAAAGGTTGCAGATTTTCTAATAGAAAATAAACTTTATGAAACAGTTGAGATAAGTGCTTTTGATAAATCTCTCTTTGGGAAAATAGACCTTAAAGCTGATAACAGAAATTACTGTGGTTCAACTGGTAGTATGATATCTCTTGACTGTGAAGGAAACATATATCCATGTATAAGGTTTATGAAATCTTCATTAGGAGACGGAGTAAAACCTTTTACAATAGGAAGTATAGATAAAGGTATAGGAAAGTTGCCTAAGTATAGAAATAATATAAATATATTAGACAGCATTACACTAACATCTCAGTCAACAGATGAATGTATTAATTGTAATATAAATAGTGGTTGTGGTTGGTGTACTGCTTACAACTATCAAGAAACAGGCTCTCCAAATAAAAGAGTTGTAAGTATATGTGGTCTACATAAAGCTAGAGCATTAGCAAATGTTTATTATTGGAATAGTATCTATAATAAAGAAGGGGTTAATGATGTTTTCAAAATAAATATGAATAAAGATGACATTGTAAATATAGTTGGAGAAACAGAAGCTGAAAATTTAATAAATTGCCAAGAACTCTTGCGACTTTAGTCGAGGGTAGTTCACTAAAACTTATGGGGAATATATAAAATAAATTTTGAAAATTAAGTTGATTATATCAATTTTAAGATAAAATGGAAAGGACTGATATATCTTTTATATCAGTCCTTAAATTATATGATTTAAGGGGGTATTATGAGCTTAGTAATTTTAGATAGCGGACATAATGAATATGTTAAAGGAAAAAGCAATGGGGATTTTAAAGAATGGGACTTTAACAATAAAATGCAATGTAAAATTAAGAAAAGACTTTTAGATCATGGAATAGAAGTTTACTTAACTAATCCAAACCCTGAGAAAAAAGATGAAATAGGTTTAAGTAAAAGAGCAACCATTTCAAATGATTATTGGATAAAGAAAGGTAAGCCGAAGGCTGTATTTATATCTTTGCATGGAAATGCTTATAGTGATGCTAGTGTTAGAGGAACAGAAACATTCCATGCTAATAATGCTTCGTCTACATCAAAAACATTTGCAAAAACATTAAATGATGAAGTTGTAAAAACAATGAAATCATTAGATAAAAATGCAAAGGATAGAGGAGTTAAATCACAAGATTTCACTGTAATATATAAAACTTCTATGCCTTCAGTGTTAGTTGAGTATGGATTTTACAGTAACCCTGATGATTTAAAGATATTAAAAAATAACCAAGATGACCTAACAGAAGCTACAGTTAAAGCCATATGCAAACACTTTAATATAACATATAAAGCTGTACAAAAGGAATCTACAACTTCAAGCACAGGAACACAGTTGTATGCAGTATGTGTAGGAGCTTATGGATATGACCAAGCTAAAAAAATGCAACAAGAAATGATATCAAAAGGATATACTAGCACTTATATAATCCCTAGATAGATTAGTTGTATAATAAAATAAAAAATGGTAAAACCTAATAAGAATATAAAAAGAAATGATATATAAAAATAAATCTAAATAAAATTTATATCGTTGACAATTGTCGATAATTAATGTATATTAGAAGCATAAAGCAAATAATTGAAAAAAGCCTTTACTCTATCAATCAGATGTAGGAGCATCTGAGAGATATAAAACTTTCAAACTGTAGGAGCAGTTCAAAAGAGTTGGTAAAAGCTTTATCTGATATTTATATTATACAAGCATGTAAAGAAATATGCAAGTATTTTTTTAAGTAAGATAAAGAAATTTACGGACTTATGTTTAACTGTTTAAGCATAAGTCCTTTTAAATATACAAAAGAAAGGTGAGTAGTGTGCAACTAGAAGAATATTGTGAGCATTTATATGATGATAGTACAGAAGGCTATTTGCATATTGCTCACTTAGACAAAAATAGACGAATAAAAATATATAATACAAATAATGCAAATATAAGGGAAATAGTTGAGGAAGTTGGACAAGAAGATGTCTTTATAACTCCTAATACAACTTTTATACCTGTAAGAAAAGCACAAAATATAAGACAATTTAGAGCATTATTTATAGATTTAGATATACAAAAATTAGGTTACCATAAATCGGAAACTGTTTACATGGTTTGGGAGCTTTATTATCAAGATAAGATTCCTCAACCTACAATGGTAGTTGACAGTGGAAGAGGAGTGCATATTTATTGGAGAATAGAAAATGCACCGATACAAGCATGGAGTACTTGGCAAGAGTTAGAAGATTATCTATATTATCAATTAAGACATCTAGGAGCTGATAAACAAGCTACAGATAGTGTAAGAGTACTTAGATTACCTAGTTCAATTAACTCTAGGAATGGATCAGAGTGTAAGATACTTTATATAGATAATGAAACAACATACTCTATGTATGATTTAAGACAAACTTATTTAAACTATAAACCTAAAACAACCCAAATAAAAATGCTAGAGGTTAAAAGTACACCAACAGCAAAAGTAATATCTAATAAATTCTTTACTTCTTATAGTTTACATTTAGCTAGAATAGAAGATATAGAAACTTTATGTAAATTAAGAAACTATAATGTAAAAGGATATAGAAACTTCATACTTCACTGTTATGCATATTGGCAAGGGGTTACTATTAGAGATGAAGAATCACTAAGAGAAGAAGTATATTCCTTAAATAATGCCTTTAAAGAGCCTATGAAGGCTACTGAGGTAGATGCAATACTAAGATGCATACCAAAAGCTATAGATAAGTTTATAGCATATGAACAAGGTGTAAGAAGTGGTGAAGTTAAAAGAGTTACTAAGGGTATGCGAGATAAGGGAGGTTACTGGTATAAGAATGAAACCTTAATTGAAAGGCTAGATATAACAGAAGCTGAACAAAAGCATATGAAGACCATTATAGGTACAGAAGAAAAGTATACTAGAAGAAGAGATAAGGATAGAGAATATCAAAGAGCTAAGAGAAGAAATGAAAATGGTTTAACTAAGAAACAACAGGAAAAGCAAGATATGATAAAAGAATTAGATTTATTGTTAAAGCAAGGGTTAAAAAATCAAGAGATATCAGAAAAGCTAAATATTTCTGTAAGACAAGTTCAAAGATTAAAAAAGGAACTTTAATAAGGGGTGACAAAAAACATCGTCTTTATAAATGTGTGTATGTGGTTGTTAGGATGAATATCCTAACAACTTTTTTCTTTAGAATTACTCATACAATAAATAGGTAACATCATCTTTATAAATGTGGGGTGTAGTAATTTTTATAAAGAAAGAGCCACCCAATAAATAATCAGCTACATTCTACTAGGAAGATTATCGGTATTACAAAAGATATGGTTATAGTCTAAATAAGAAGTAAGAGAATAATATAAAGGGGGATAATAGTCATGGATATGGTTAGTTTTGTACCTGAATCATTATTTATATTAGTTGTAGCAATAAATATATTAGGAACATTCTTAAAGAAGTTAGAACAAATAAAGGATAACTTCATACCTATCATATTATTAGGATTTTCTATTATATTTGCTATGTTATTAGAAGGGATGAGTCCTACAAGTTTCTTACAAGGTATAATAACTTGGGGAGTTGCTGTAGGTACACATCAAACAGTTCATCAAATAAAAAAAGGATGATAGGGGGATAGGCAATGCAAGAGTTAATTAAACTTATATTTACATCTATTTTCTCAGAGTATGGTGTAATAGGTGCATGTTTTGTTGTATTGCTACTTTGGACTATGAAGGAGAATAAAGACAGAGAAGGTAAGTATCAAGAAACAATAGCTAAAAATCAAGAAATAATTCTTGAACAGGCAAGAAACTTTGACATTGTAAAAGAGATTAGAGAAGATGTATCAGATTTAAAAATAGCTATAACAACTGCAAAAGCTAAAAAAGAAAGTCATTAAGACTTTCTTTTTTATTTATATATGATTTAAAAAGTCTAAATTGTCATCTAAGATTACTCCATGTTCATCTAACCATTTAATGGGTAGGGATTTTCTAGTTTCGGTTTGTCTGAACATTTCAACTTCCTTAGCATTTACAAAATAGGTCTTTTTTAATTCTTTAAAGTATATAAGGTAATAACACATATCAGTGTAATTTCTTATTTCATTACATAGATCAAATTGATGCTCCTTTATCATAGACAAAGGGAAACTTGTTTTATTGGCAGTAGACTTAGCTTCTATGAAGATAGTTTTTCCATTACTTAAAACTCCTACAAAATCTAAAAAAGCTTTTTCTTTAGGGAAGGCTGAAACAATTTTAGCACCTCTTCTTAAAATAGTAAATTCAGTTGGTATTTTTATTATTAAAGCTTTATTTAACTTTCTATATTCAAGACATTTTTTAATTATTTTTTCTTCCCAAGCTTTTCCTAAATTAGCTTTATTTGATTTCTTATCAGTTGCCATTAGCTTAAAGTAGAGTACATTTTAATACTCATCTCCAATACATCCATTGCATAATCTATAGAGTTAAAATCATTGCTTATTGCAAATCCTCCAAGTTCAAATATGTAATCAGCAACACCTTCAAAGTCTTCATTGTCTGCACCAAATCTTCTTATAAGTTCTTTAACATCTGAATCTCTATCTAGACCTCTTTTAAGTCTTGTTCTATCACTACAGCTTACATACACTGGTATAATCTTATATTCTTCCTTAGAGATACCATGAGTAAGAGCAATAAGACCTTTTGGACTTAATACCATTACTATATTTTTACTAGAGCAATTATCTAAAGCTTTTTTCTCTACACCATAATTCCAATCTCTAAAAGATGTATACTGAATAAATTCACCTATATCAGCCATAGCTTTAAACTCATCATCATCTATGAAACGATAATCAACCCCATCTATTTCATTTATCCTTTTGGGTCTAGTTGTTGTCATAACAACATTAGATATATTTAATCTTTTACATATACCTTCAGCTAAAGTTGATTTTCCGCTACCTGATTTTCCTACAATAACAAAAATATTTTTCATAGTACCTCCAATTAAAGATATTTTGAAATAAATTTCAATTTCAATTATTTGCTTACAATATTAATTATAATAATAAAGTCGAAAAAAATCAATAAAAAAGAACTGAAAAAATCAGTTCTTTTTTATTTAAATATTTCTAAAGTTTTTTATTAATTTATGTTTTTCTTCTAATAGAGAAAGTAACTTTTCTTTGTTACCTCCTATTTCTTTTAATAGCTCTATTTGTTCATCTATAACTTCTAATTCTAAAGTAAGAGTAAGGTATTTAACTATGTCTTCTTTATCATCATCTGATTTTGAAAGTTCATTTAAAAGATTGCTTTCTGAACTATGCTTATCTATAACCTTCTCTACTCTAGCCTTCTCTACTCTATTAAGGTTTTTTTGATGTTCATCACATATTTCTTTAACTAAACTATTGGCAGAAGATTTTTGTAAATCTTCAAAGGCTTGTGCTATTAACTTTTCCTCAGACCTATGTAAAAAAGTTTTTTTGTTATCAAAGCTTATCTTACCATTTAGTATAATTATATTTTTATTATATGGTAATTCAAGAACAGATTCTTTACCTTCTTCAATGTCCTCCCAAAGCTTTTTATAAATAAAAGATTTTATCCCTTGAAATTCTTCTTCTATAAATTCATTAACCATCTCTTTTGCAATCTTTTCTCTTAGTAAATTCATTATTAGCTTCTCCTATACTTCTATTTTTAAAGGTAATTTAACTCTTAAGCCTTTGTTAAATTCAACCCAAAACAGATAAGCTACATAAGAATCTATCTTACCCTTAGTTGAATTTTCTCTCATATCATGAGCTTTAGATGTAATAGCCTTGTAATCAACTTTAGATAATCTATCCACTACTGTTTTAATATCTGTATCCCCAGTAAGTACATAATGTCTAACAAATATTGTCATACCATTAAACATTTGATTTGTTATTCCCTTAACTCCAACTGTATGCTTTAATATATATAAAGCTCTTTTAGTAACAAACATATTTTTATCTATAGAAGATAATAAAGTGGCTGAGTTTATTGACTTATATATAACAGACATACAACTTATTTTATTAGCTCCTGTTCCTGCTTCTAAATCTACAAAATCTAAACATTCTTTAACTCTAAGCCATTCAGTTATTTCACTTGAAACACCTATACGGTACTTATCTAAAGCAGATACTTTTGCAGATACTTCATTAACTTTTATGAAAGACTCCCCTTCTTCCTTAATTGAGTTATTTTTAATTACTATACAAGGAACTTCTTTTAATCCTAAACGTTTTGCACACTCTAATCTATGTTGACCATTAGAACAATAGTAGTACCCATCTTCTCTTAAGGATACAGTTAGTCTACCAAAAGCTTGAGGATCAAATTTCTTTAGTATTTTAGCTACATGATTTTCTTGCATTTCCCTTTGAACAGATATATCTATCTTTATAAGATTTACATCTATCCATCTATCTTCTCCAAACATATGCTTTTCATATTTTACAGATGATACATTTTTACTAATACTTTCTGTATCTATAAATTCATAATTATAATTATTATACCCTGATAATTCTTTCATTTTATTTACTCCTTTTTGAAATTTTTTCCAATTATATATATAAATTACCACATTCAATTATTTTTGTCAAAAAAAAGAAAAACCCCTATATTATCAAAGAGTTTTTCCTAAATTACTATAAATAGTTAATGATTTTTTTTGATTTTAAA